ACATCAGAACTCGCTTCAGAAGGCTTGTGAGCATCATCAACTATGACCGCACCACTAAAGCGGTCTTCATTGGGATAACCGCCATCTCGACCCGTCACAGCGCCCGCACTACCAAAGCTTGCGACCGCGCCACCCTTTGTAGTCTCGAAGAACTCTTTCGCTTTACTATCAGCCATAATCGTCACACCAAAGAGATGCTTATAATGAGCAAGCTGTAAGATGCGTTTTATGTTAGCAGTGTGAGTAGTTGCTAAATCTTTGGAATAGCTAATGTAAAGAAATCGACAATCAGCGTAATGAGCAAAGCACCAAGCAGCCCAGAATGAGAGCAAAGTAGACTTACCACTTCCTGGTTCGATGTTGATGTTGAGGCGTTGCGTTGGTATTTCCAGCCAAAAGCATTTAGTAAGTTCTCTAGCAATGGTTATATGATGCGATTCTCTTCCCACAGGGTTTGATATCACAAACTCTCTCCCTGTTAGAATGGGGAAGAAGAACCTGGTAAATTCTAAAAAACTCGCTTTTAAATTCTCAGCAATCTCGTCCTTGTCATGCTCATAATTCATAGAGCTTCAATCTCCCTAATTAAGTCGTGAGCTGCCTGCTTACTGAGTTTGCTTTTAGGCTCACACCCAAACGGGCATTCTAGGCCTTCCGCTACACCATAGAGTCTACATATAGCAGGTCTTGCATGATAAATCGAACATCGATTGTTTTTTAATGCCGCGCAACTTGGCATCGTAGGAACCTTTTCTTTTAATGCAATTATCGCAGCCAATGGATTAAATGGGTTCTTACCACCCATGCGCTCACGAGCTCGCTTAATTTCAACCCTTGCTGCCGGCACAATCGTACATGATTCGTGACATAAACCTTGACATTCAATCTCAGGAATTTTGGAGTAAAGTGAAAGTAATTTCTTATTTCGGCTCATGCTCATCACATCCTTGTTGTGGAAATTCTGGCAGCTCCATCCAGTGAGTTACATTAATCACTACAGGACGTAGCTTAAATGAATCGTATGGCAGATAAATATCCCAACCTTCCTTGCTCAAGTAACCCATATAAACATTTTTCAGATATCCATCTTGTATTGCATGGAACAATACCTTTTGCAATAAATCAGGGAGCCTGTCATTCACATCAATCCAATCCGTCATTCCTTACATCCATTCGCTATATATTTAGAAAGCCATTCTTTAGCTTCTTCATGGCCTAACTCTGCTTCTTCATAAGTGCTATGACGCTTACAATAGATGTCATCCATCGGTATGAATATCATGGTCTCGAACATCAACGGCCTTCCTCCGAAGTAGTTATGGTCTAACCCTAGGAAGACTGTTGATATTTCATAAAAGTCTACGGTTGACAAAGCTACCTGACGCGCGTTGAAGTTCTTCTCAAACCAATTTGACCAGGTATAGACATCGCACTCTAAAACCTTCTTATCTTCAAGTATATAATAAGTCATTCCTGTCATCATTCTTCATGCTCTCCAAGTAACTGCGCTAGTTCCAAATCTAATGCCACATTGGCTGGGGCTAGACAACCCTCGTCCATCTCCCTAACCAAATGAACGAGCAATATATATGCTCGCTGTATTGCCTCGTGGTTTCTTGTCTTAACGCTATGCTCTATGTTATCCAAGAACTTATGTACGTTCTTAAGCTCTCTCAAGACGCCCAGACGCATCTTGTTAATGTCCTTCATCGCTTTGGCGCCATATCCAGCAATTTGTAAATGGAAGCACGACAAACGCCCATAGTCATCGCAATCTTTCTGATACTCATACCTTGAGAATGCAACTCTTTAGCCTGTTTCTTATGCTTACCATTAAGAATTGGCGGTCTTCCCATTTTCTTGCCTTCACGCAATGCCAACTCTATGCCTTCTTTTTGACGTGAACGTATCATTGTGCGTTCAAATTCAGCAAAGGCACCCATCATTTGGAGCATTAGTGTAGATATACCATCACTATTTGAGGTGAATAGTAAGTTTTCTTTGATAAAGCGTACTGAAACACCCTTTTCATGCATCTGATCAAGTATTTCTTGAAGATGACGCAGGTTACGTGCCAGGCGGTCGATGCTATCAACCACCAGAGTATCACCTTGACGAACGTACTTCAGACATTCATCTAATTGAGGACGGCTCTTAATACTACCTGTCATAATGTCTGTGAATATCCTATCCACTTCAATTCCTACTAACTGCCTAGCAGTGTTTTGTCCTTGTGATGATACCCGGATGTAACCTACAACCTGATGAATCACTGCGTCTCATCTCCAAACTTCATTCCACACTTCACGCACTTTTGCACCCAACCACCAATACAAACTATTTCTTTGTTTTGGCAATAGTTATCAATCAAGGATTGAAGTTTTTTACATAAATCTAATAATGGCCAATTATATCGATTATCATGTTGGTGTAATTGATATCCTCGCAATAATTCTTCTAACTCTTCTTTCGTGAAGTCATTCATTTACGTCTTCACATGAACAAACTGAAGCGCTATAGGAATAATCCAGCCAACAACACTAATTGCTATAAATATACCGAAACCCCACGTCATCTTGTTATCAAGATGTTTGAGGCCAGCATCTAAACGCTCAATAGCTTTATCTAATGACTGAAATTTATGCTCATGAACACGAAGGGTAACTTCATGCTCGATGTAGCCTATCTGTTGAGTTTGTGCGTATTGTTCATTTTCCTTGGTTTGTTTACTCATGACCCCTCCTGATTGTTATATAAATTATAATAGAGTTAGATTGCATTGTAAATTATGTATTGTAATTGACTTTATTACAGACCATTTTCGTGACATCAGTAATATGGTAGTTATGGTGTACTTTAATTACATGGTAAGATTAGTGTGTTTAGCGATGTGATTTTGATGTTAAGTTCAATATAAATTTGCCTTAGCTAAATACTCTTCAATAGGGAAAAGTCCATCCCGCCACCAACGTTTCTCATCAGGGTTCCATTTAAACCAATGCTCTTTTAAAACCTCTCTGAAGCGGAAGGTATTGCCACTGACATACGTTACAGCATATTCATATTCTTTGGTAACGATCATCCCTCGCACATACTTCACAAAGGGCTGTGAGTAGCCTCTGTATGAGTTTTGGTAGGATGATTGATTAGATGATGGTCGAATGGGTTCTGTTAAGGTAAACAAGAAATCTCGGGCAATATTAATCTTCTGAGCCATGACGTGACCATCAGGGTTCCTATCAGGGTGATACTTGGATAGCAAACGCCTGTGAGTTGATTTAATCATCTCTTTGGTTACAGGCGATTCGGCAATACCCAATATATCGAGTGCCTCATTCACTGTCATCTTCACAAAACAATCCGTGTCTTATGTTAATACTGAATAGTGACGGGCTTTCACCGTCTCCGATCCCTATTACTGCCGACCCTTGCAGGCTACGCGAGAGATTTACGACTCTAAGTCAACTTTCTTCCAATCTGGCAGAGTAGCATAGCCTCTCAATTTACCACCTAGGTTGATTGAGTTCTGGTTGTACGGGCAGGATTTGAACCTGCGACCTCACGCGAACAGGCGTGGCTCTAAGCTGACGCTCTACCAACTGAGCTACCGTACAATGTTCATTCCTTGGATGATGCCCTACATTTATGGGTAGTCAATCCATTTAGCATTTCATGGCAAACAGGACAATGAGCACACCACATTGGATTGTAACCATGCTCCTTAACGTACTCCGCATTTGCATTTGGCACTTCTTGCTCTACTCGCCAAGGCGTTCTATCTTCAAAGTAAATGTTACGACCATCTGCTGCCAGCACATTCTTAACGGCGTCTGGCAAACGTTCATGATGCCCAACGATGGCTTGCAGTACTTCTCCTGTCTCATTCGTAAACATCATCACCCATTTCTCGCCAACAATCTCTCGTATCTTCTCTGCCTCTGTTTTCTCTTTGGCTGGGCAATAGCAATGAGGAAGCCATGGGGCATTTATTTTGTGACATCTCGTACATTCCCAAGGCTGATTGGTCATAGCTCTTCGAACTCCTGTGTATAAATTAAATCAGGCATGTCTTCTTCGAAGTCTTCGGCAATTTCTTCAAGGAATCGGTGTAAGTCTATCATGGCTTGTTTGTAACCTGTATTAAATCCACAGGAGAAGCTAGCGGGTTCGCTGTGAACAAGATTTGGAAGTTTTAAGGCAATCTCTATAAACTTCGAGTTAATATATGCGTTGAGAACACCCATAATATATCCTTATAGAATGGTACCGATTTGCTACGCTGGCTCGGTAATGGCCTCTACAGATCCCTCACCGTTTGGTAAGCGATTAAGTTTTAAATCCATATCCCAAAGAGCATGGTCAAGGTGACATCGAACACGGTCTATAAAATTCTTTTCATCACCCAATGTTTTAAGTTTCCCCTCACAAACAATAGAGCCATGCTTCCCGTTATCTGTTCTCCATCGAATGATTATTGAAGCCATTTAATTTCCTTATGAAGAGACTATTTTAATACAAAACCTAACATTATCCAGAATGAACACCATTCAATCGCATGGCATATAGTTAAAATGTCTTCATGTGTCATTTTATTTCCAATTAAAGAAGCGCGGGCAGAGCCGTTGCTCAACTCTTTCTACCGTGGGTAGATGAGATAATCTTAATTTAGTATCTGCACCCACTCAACTTCACTGGGTGCTATTCAATTTCTTTAAGTGTCAATATGAACTGATATTTTCCTCTATCTTTTTTTGATTGCAAAATCATCTTTGCAAAATCTTTCTTAGACGAAAGAAATAACTCATGAAGACCAGGCATCACATAATATTCTAGGCCATTTTCCATGAATGACTCTTTTGTTGATTCAAAGGCAAAATTATAATTTAGTTCTTCGGTCATTTATATTCTCTTCTTGGATTGATGAAATTAAATGCCGTCTTTCCGGCTGTCAACCACGACATCTGCAGCAGCCGCGGATTTCGCTGGGAACCCCATAAGGAACCCGAGTACTCCTTCTACGCCATGGTAGATGAGCTATTTCTGTATTGCCTATGAGTATCTAAATCTGGCCATTCATTCATAAGCTGGCACATTTTATCTTTCATGTCATTTATAGCTCTACTATAACCTTGGTGCTCAGACATCTCATGCGAGTCCATTTCATGGCAGCGATTATCCCATTCAGTGCGATAATCTAAGTGTCTGCTTTGTAGCCAGTTCATCATAGATGTCCAATCTTCCACCAATCTCTTGTTGATGTACTCTGATTTCCCTTTACTTCCCATAAGTCACCTAAACGATGGGGAGCGATTTGTGCTTGTGTATGGAGTTAACACAGAGGCCGTCTCCCCTAAATTGTAAATCGGTCAACCATCTCCTGAAGGTCTTCTCGAACCCTATAAATTCCTTCACGAATATCCGATATTGGATGATTATCTATCATCTCAAACATCCTGTGTATTGTATCTTCATTTGGGATGTTCTCAATCATAGCCTTCACTCTATCGCTTTGTAGAAGGTCTTCAATCTCGACCTGACGCTTCTCAATCTCAATAAACTTGTTATAGACATTCAGAACACCAGCAGCATTGGCTCTTTGCGCATCATCAAAAGCCACTTGCATATCGACCAACTTCTGTTCCATGTTTTTAAGCTCATAGAACACGGTGCTCATCATTTTCTTCTGGCGCATATACTCAGTGTCTTCTTGTTCATCATCCATCAATATTCCTCCCTTTTAGGCTTGTCCATATTGGAATAACGCTTTTTACAGTCTTCATCGAGTCCATGGTTTGGGAGGTCTTGTTCTTTTGCGTCTCCAAACTTCTTGGGTTTGAGCTTGGCTGCTTGCCATTTGATAGCGTCCATTTTCATACGCATCATGTTATGATCTATTTTCTGAGCGCCTGTTTCTTCATCAATCCACTTATGAGGTTCGTTCATAAGCTCTTGCATATATTCTACGCTGACCTCAACTTGATCTTCCTTCGCCTTCGTGTATTTATCCCGAAATTCTGGGTATTTTCTTAGCCAAAGGAATATCTTAGACCTATCTGGCCAATGAGGTCTAGCGTCGCATAAATGTACTAACCCTAATTCAGACGTAGCAATAACGTCACAAATTTCGTCTGCGAGCTCAGGAGTATATTTTGTGGGTCGACCACTTTGTTTTAAGTGCTTTGGTATAAGCTCTTCTGGATTTTTCTTCTTGGTCATCCTTAACCACCATGTTTTAGCCTTTCATATAAGCTTCATCAAACATCTGTATCGCTTCTTTGCGTGTGATGTCTGGGTTGACAGCCATAATATCTTTTATAGCTTTTTGATAAGATTTGCTGTTTCGATTTATCTTGTCAAGTGATGGAGCTTTTATTTCTGGCTCGTAATCATCATCGTCGTTACAAAGGTTGCAATCGACTCGCATCATGCCATTGCCGAGATATGTACCTTCACCAAGGCATCTAATACAGACTTCACTCATTCTACGTTCCTTGTAGTTACTCATAATTCAAATACTAACATACTAATTTAGCTAGATAAAGCCTATTCAATATTATTAATGTTCAAAGTTGTTGACAAACTGCAACCAAATGTACATAATGATTGAGTTAGTTTAGTTTATTACGCATATTTACTAGGAGATTGAGATGATATTTGCAGATTTAACTGATACAGATTTTTCATTCCGTTGCGATTTCGCAGGAGACGCTTGTGAGTATTGGGATTATGACTTCTCGATAGAGCATTGGGATGATAAATATTCAAGGAATCTTAGTCGTATGGAGATTGAGCAGCTAAGAGAGAACTGTAAACGGATATTAGAAGCCACTGAAGGCTGTCAAGGAGCATTTTGAATGGGTTATCGAGGCATGATGGATGGATGGCACGGTGACGAGAACGAGTGCCATGGTCATTGCGGTCTTTGTGAAGAATGCGATGATAACTATTACCAGCGTTGTGACGAGGAGTACGAATCATGGCGCGATGAACAATAAAACTTAGGAGGTTATATGAATAGAAGCGAAAAAATTCTCCTTTTTCTTGGGAGAGTTCAAGCTAGGATAGAGGATTTAGGTGCTTTGGCGAGCGATACTCGAAACCCTCTATTCGAATTAATAACTGATTTAGAGCGCTACTTTAATTTATCCATTCATGAGATATTTTCTCAGGAAGAAGTAGAAATTTCAACATGGAGAAAGGGGATAACATGGAAAATGTTGCCGAGGTAGTACCGTTTTTGTGGAGATTGGTTGAGAAAAATAAGAAATGTTCAATCAATGTCACGACTAAAGAGAACGACATCATCGTTAGTATTTGGTCAGGACGTCGCTGGAAACGCTTCAAGGACAACAACGTAACTAATCTTATATCAAGACTCGGTTTCGCTTATGGTCTACAATAATATCATCTAATGGCGCGCCCCTCTGCTTCGGTACGGGCGGATTTTCCATTGATTCAGTTAATCCATGAGCATAGTCTGGAAATCCTGCTTTAATCCAAACCTCAACATGCAGGTTTAATGCCTCAATAGGCAATTCACCTCTGCGCATATCGTCTTTGTCTTCCTCGCTCATCAGCCTTGTAGTGATGAGACGAGGTTCAATTTTGTGTTTTAATGCAATTTTACGGATGATGTTTTTACAGGCATCATCGCTTAACTTTTGTTCACACATGAGTACTCGATGTAAGGTCTTGCTAGTAAACTTTCGCGTTCCAAGTATTGACCTGATGGTTCATGAAACCAGAACCCTACAACACCTTCCTTGAATTTCCCGCGTCCATGTCGATTCTTGTCACACTTCAAAAAAGAATCATGCTCCTTTAAAACTTCATACTCATCAGGTGTTAGGTAATCACCGCGTGCCTGACGTCTTACGATTTCCTCTTTTGCTTTGTTTCTCCACACCGCAAAGCAATTATCAGCAAGGTCACTGATTGCGCCGCCGCCTCTGATATCATACTTTCCTGGGATTTCAGACTCATCACGAGGTTTTCTAGGATGTGCCACCAAGTGGATGTGACAATCGTATTGCAACTTGAAGTCTCTAAGCTTCTCAGTGAGTTCTTTTTGACCATTATAGTCATCTTCAGCAATGTTTAAGGTAGTTAATGAATCAACGATAAATACATCTACACCATAACGACGACGTGCGTACAAAAATACTTCCAATAGTCGTTCTATTTTCCCAGTTCCAACCAAATTGAAGATAAAAAGATTTCGTTCAAGCCATGTATCGACTGCCTTGATAAACTCAAGTGACGGTGATTGCTGTGCGGTTGTTTGCAAATAGGTACGTGCCATCAACTCAGCAGGGTAAAGCTCCATGCTTGCAACACAAACTCGTGCGCCTTGACGAATCATGTTCAACATGACCTGACCTAAAAACAGCGTCTTGCCATGCCCATTGTAACCAGTCCACATCGTCAAGCCTGATGGTTTAAATAGAAAATGGTCTTCGCATTTTTCCCATCCTAGGTTATAGCCTAGAAACTTTCCTGTTACTGGATGGATAATTTCATAGGCTTCCATCGTGAAGTCACTGTGTGGTCGAAGCTCTTCTGGATCAAGTGATTTCGCATCGTCAATAAAGAACTGAATATCTTCTTTTGACAGACCATTCATCAAGCATTCGTTCGCGTCCTTCATGGGCAACTCAACAAGCCGGCAACGATGAGCGCCAAGTCGGTTGACAATTTCCTTTGCCGCTTCCTGGCCTGCATCGTCGTTGTCCATACAAATAAAAATCTCATCAAAACGATTTAGGTTCTCGATTTCATACTCAAGCCAACGTTGCTTCTCGCCTCTGCCTCCACCAAATGGAACTGAGAGAGCAGGAATTCCGTATTGACAAAAGCTCATCGCGTCTAATTCGCCTTCACAGATAACCACTGTTCTGGCATGTGGTGGTATAACTTGCCAGCCAAACAAACATGGTTCAGCGTTCGGAGACACAACTATCTGCTTTTTACCGTCTTTGCGTTCAAGCTTCATTCGTTTAACAAAAATGATTTCTTTATCACGAATGTAATTGAAGACAATCTCGCTTTCGCTATGAGGTATCTTAAAACGCTGTATAACGGTCTCTGACAGCTTTCTTGTATTAGACAGGTAGATGTGTACCGGAGACATGGTTTTAAGAGGTTCTACGGGGGTTTGCGGAGGTTTGGTGAATGTTTTTTTTGAGGGTCTTGTTGCTTTGTACCCAGAAGTTGAAAAATTGAAGTAATCTGCAACTTCTTTCATCGCTTCAACAGTGCTTTGACCTTTGATTTTTGCCCACAAATCCAACATGTCTCCGCGCTCACCTGTTGCAAAGTCTGCCCATACTCCGGCCTTCGCACCTTTCAAGTGAACTTTAAGCGATTCACCTTTTTCGCCTTGAATGGAGCCTACACACCACTCACCGCTTTTTTTCTCACCGTTCGGTAGTAAGTCCCGAACAATTTCTTCACAACGTTGCGCAAGAAGCGCCGACAACTCTGTAGCTAACATATGACCTCACAAGGTTGGGTTAATTTTTTTTGATTGAGTTTTACCGTTCCTTGGTTTTGTTTCATCAACTATCCATTCCATTTTCAACGACTGCCATCCTGATGTCACCATCGCTTCAAAGCAGTATTGAGGTTGTAGACCGTGTTTTAGGCATCGGTCAAGTTCTTTGATAAGCCCTTTCCAGGCTGTTTCGGTAATTGGTGCTCGTTTCGTCCTCCTTACTTCCAGCCAATCCTGCAAGACCTGAATAGTAATCTTATGCGGATTGTTAGCCAGCATCATCTCAAGTGGTTTTGAAGGCTTAGAAGAAGCTGACGACACAGGCGAATCTTGTTCGCCTATATCTTTATCTTTTGGGATCTTATCTTTTGGGATCTTTGGGTGTCGCTGAGCATCACTACCGGGGTGTCGCTGAGCATCACTACCCTGGTGATGCTCAGCATCACTAGTGGCATCCGAGATATGTTTTCGAACAGTAGTCCAAACCCATTTACCTGGTTCTATTTCTATGTGCTGTATGTACCCCTTCTCCTTTAATTTTTTGGCAACCTCTATAGCGTTTCTACGAGCTATTCCAAGTTGTTTTGCCATCCAAGCAAAGGAAAATATAGGGTTTACGTCTGGATCAGGGTTCGACTCCATTTGTTCTATTTGTCCATAAAATCTTAGATGGTTTGCATTTAGGTCTATGTCGTAGAGGATGTAGAAGGGAATAACTGTGCGATAAGCAGTAAAACGTTGAGAAGGGTTATTGTCATTTGTGGCTGGCATGTTATAATTGTCCCGTGTGTTATCCGTTCGTCGTTGTGCGGGCGTAATAAAGCCCAACGAAGGAATCGTTGTATTTTAAGGTCTGAATTTCTACTGCCAAGTTTCCATTCAAACCGCCGGATTATGAGAATAAGGCAGGACGCCTTAAACCCTCCAAACATCCTACTCCAAAAACCTAAAACTTTAAAATAAATCTTATCGACCAACTTCTTTTTGGTTTATAAAATAATCAATTGATTCAATTATTTGTATTGTGAGCTCATTTAATAAATCCTGAGTAATATTCTTGCCCATAAAACAAGACAGATTCGACCGCAACAATGTTGTTAACGAATCGTTATCCAGTTTAATCCTAAGTTCCTCAGTCATCTCGTTCTCCTAGTTAACCTTTTTCTCATCTGCGCTGAAATGAGTTTCAAGAGTCATGAATAACTTCTTGTTGAGCTCATAAAGGTCATCATTCATCCGGTTGAATACACTGATTTTGGTGCCGGTATCGATGGGGTTCATTATGGCGTGCGCGAGATTTGCAAAGATGTTGGCAGCCACCATAACTAGCATTTCTGGCGGCTTAATGTCGTAATCTCTTGACTCAGGAGTCAAATAGAATTGAATAATGCGTCGGTTAACATTGGTTATAATATCAAGGAGCGCATTTTGCATGGGGCTTTTATCGTCAAACTCGCTCGCATCGGAGAAGACGATACTATTTTCAAAGTCTTTTATCATTCGTCACCTTTGCACTAACCATTCTTGAAGATGGGCTAAATTGCAAAAGTTCATGAACCTTTCGAGCTCTCCAGATTTATTAGGTCGAGCATTGGACGCTTGACGTCCTTCTTCCATTAATCTAATTCGGTAAGCGCTTTCTTCAGTCACATAACTAATTTCACCATGACAAAAGTCACAGTTTACCGTGTATTTCTCACTCATGGGTTTAGCTCCCTCTAAGAACAAAATGGTCTCACATAACTTCTCTACTTCCCGTGTAGAACGCCACAAATCGGAGTTGCGGTTTAATCTGTATTGTTGTAACACATAAATGTTGAGGACGCCACCAGACTCAAGTTGCCGGCGCCAGTCGTTCCGCTCATCGGTGAGCCCAGTGTACACTTCAGTCTCCACAAATCATGGCTTTAAGATTTTCTTTCATGAAACTAAGATTATGTCGGTCTTCAAATAAAGGTTTCATCATCAGATACCAATGTCCAATTTGATAACAAATATGATCGATTTGTTTGTTACTAAAAGGCGCCATTTTTCCTGTTTGATATTCAACCTCTGAGACTGATTCACATAGCGCAGATTGCATAATAAAAGCAGCTTGTGGAACATTTTCTTTGTTTGCAAAATGTTGGTCACTAAAATCCCATAAAACCGTGTTGAGAGCTCTTTTAATTTCATAATGCGCTTGTTTTACTTCTTCACTATTCATTATTTTCCTTTTCTGCTTTCAGTTTTCCGTTACTTACTACCTCGAGGACACATTGTAGTTTGAACGGTATTTTGTCTTTCTCTTTCCAAGAAAGCACAGTTCCCCTCGCGATATGGAGTGCCTTGCAGATGTTAATCATCTTATAATCGTAGTACGCCATCACTTCACTAAATTTCATAATCCACCATATTTTTGTACAATTGTATTGACAAACTATATCGGATTAGGCATTATGTGTCAATGCCTTTGTGGCTAAGGACGGAAGCATGAAAACGGATATTTTCATTTTTACGCATAAAACTAGGAGATTGAAATGATTACTGAACAACAACGCGAAGAGCGTAGGCTGGGCATTGGTGGTTCTGATATGCCTATCATTATGGGCCTGTCTTCTTACAAGACGCCTTATCAACTTTACCTTGAAAAAGTAGGTGAAGTAGAAACATCAATGGAAATGACTAATCCACAATACTGGGGTTCGATGTTAGAGGGTGTTATTCGCGATGAATTTGCAAAACGAAATAACGTGGTGGTCGAAACGCCTGATACCTGTGTTCATCCTTTCCATGATTATTTACGCGGTAATATTGATGGTTTTATTCCTTCCTTAAATGCTGTTCTTGAAGTTAAATGTGCCTCTAGCTTCATGGCTCACGAGTGGGGCGAAGATGGTTCTGACACCATTCCCTTACCATATTTGGTACAAGTTGCTTTTTATTGCGCTGTTCTCAACGCTGATTGTGCGTATATTGCGGTTTTGATTGGCGGAAATGATTACCGAGAATTTAAATATACTCGTGACTTAGTACTTGAGAATAAAGTCCTTGAAGAAGCCAATGCGTTCTGGAAGCGTGTACAGGATAAAAACCCTCCTGATGCCGTCAACCAAACCGATTTAAAGCTCATGTTTCCTAAGCATGACCCTGAAAAAACCAAAACAATTGACACGCCGGTCGCTGAACAATTAACACAATTGACTGAGACACGCTTTAAGATAAAGGCTTTGACTGAGGTTGAAGAGAAGTACAGATTTAACATTATGCAATTTATGCAAGATGCTGAGTGCTTGGTCGACGGTCAAGGAAAACCTGTTATTTCATGGAAAGCAAACAAGCGTGGTACAAGAACATTTTTGATGAAAGGGGTTTAAGATGAGCAATGTTTTAGCAATGAATAACGACCAAGAGCTAGTCATGTGGGATGATGCCAAGGCGCTTGAAGAGATTCGCAAGCTATTCGCCCCAAAATTAAGCGATATGGAGTTTAAATTTTTTATAGGCCTTGGTAAGGCTTCACGATTAAATCCATACACACGTGAAATTTGGGCCGTTAAATACCAAGATAGCGCACCAGCTCAGGTATTTATTGGCAGAGACGGTTACAGAAAGGCTGCTCAAGCACACTCTGACTATGACTTTCACCAATGCGATGCGGTCTATGAGAATGACGACTTTGATGTGGTTAATGGGGAAGTTCACCACAAGTACAAGCTCACTAATCGAGGAGCTCTGGTGGGCGCTTACTGTATAGCCAAGAGACACAAATCATCAAGGCCGATGTATGTTTTTGCGGACTTAAAAGAATATTCGACTGGGAAAAGCCTTTGGAACCCGCAGACTGGCAAGCCAGCAACCATGATTAAGAAAGTTGCTGAGAGCCAATGCTTGCGTGCGTGCTTCCAGGATTTACTTGGTGGAACTTATGGTGAAGAAGAGTTTAGCCATCAAGATGAACAGAGTAAAATGAGAGTAGTTCATGGCAACACTAATACCCAAAAACTTAAAAACATGCTTGGCATAGGAGAAAATGATGACAAGGAATCTCATGATGGCGTTATTGATGGCGATACTGGCGAATTTATTCGTACTGAATCTGGTGATATACCAACATCACAAGGAGCTTCAAAACCCAAAAAACGTACAATGGACGGGGAATCTAACGCTGGAGAATCTACCGACAGACTGTCCATAGAACAATTAGATAAGATTGAAGAATTGTTTGCGATCAAGGGGTTTAGTCAAGAACGAGTCAAGAAAGCGCTGGGTTATTACAGAGTACAGGAAATAGAGCAGTTGGATAGTTCGACTGCACAAAATCTTATTTCACAATTGGAGCGAGCATAATGATTAATTACGCAATGTTACTAGGACGTGTAGGCAAGAAAGATAACCGTACGCTTAAAAATGGAAGCGAAATGACTTCGCTTTCCATTGCGACAAGCAGGAAATACAAGGACTCTTCGGGTAATTCCCAAGAGCAAACCACTTGGCATAATATAAGTTGCTTTAGCAAATTAGCTGAGGTTGCTAACAAATATGTCCATGTAGGCGACATGATTTTTGTGCAAGGTGAGATTCAACACAAGAAGATTGAACAGGGTGAACGCGCCGGTCAATATGCTTATTCAGTCCATGCGAACGAGATAAAATTTGTACCAGGTGGCAAGAAATCTGACGGCCAATCAAAACCCAGTCAAGAAAAAGCTACTACTAAACAAACAGATTTTGAAGATGATGAGTGCCCATTTTAGATAACGCTTATCTCAATTGAAACTTTCCCCTCCAGAGGCAATTTCCGGCTGATGGAGAGGCGATCGATTTGTGAGTCGTCTTTATACACCCCTGCGTGCTGAAGAGCGTCTAGTAGGCTTTTTAGCACATTATCGAGGTCTCTTTTCCTTCGGTCGGGTGGATAGGCGTCTATGGTAATATGTAACCTGTCTTTTTCAGAGAATTTCCCAGGTACTTTTAAGCACGTATAAATCACCTTTTCTCTAAAGGCTTTACCTGCTCGGCTAATATAATGACCGGTTCTAGTATGTCGCCAGTAGTGATTGATGCTTGGAGGCCACGGGAGCTCAATCTGGAACATTCGGCCACCATGCGGCGCGATTGAGCCATCCTTTTAAGAAAACGTTAAGTCTTGAATCATTTTCAGCCAAATGCTCATAAAACCATTTCTGCTCATCGGCTAACTCATATCTAAAATCGTCTTCTCGTGCGTGTAGGTTTATTTCATTAAGGGCTGCAAGAGTTTTAGCGCCCAATAGGCCATCGACCTCAAGTTCTGAGTGCCCGCAATATTGACAGGCTCGCTGGGTGAGCTTGTGCGCTTGTTTAGAGCCCATGTTGACTGCCATATCGAATATCTTTGCGGCAACAGCAAGTGAGTTGATGGCTTCATAATGATATTTATCCCACCAATATCTTTTGTAGATTTCAATGGCGTCTGTAAAGTAAATTTCTTTCACATCATCAATGTCGATGTCCGGATCATCATCGATGTGAATATTCATTTCCTTTAGAAAACGTAAGGAGATGCCATAGTTAGTGGCACCTCCTGGATCATTGGGATGATTTGAAAAGCCACCCTCATGTTTCAATACAGCGTTAACTGCAAAGTCAAATCGTTGTTGAGGAGTCATTATCGCACTCTTTTAGCAGAAATATTTCCTCCCATTTCTATTTATACTGGATAAGATCCACTAACTATAAATGTCGTAGTAGCTGCCAAATCTGTATCAGCCAAGCTAGTAGTGGATCCAGCCGCATACTTAGAAAGAGCTATTGTAGTTGTGCCATTTACTACATATCCCATAATTTGAGTTATAGCAGCGACATTTAATGTAACACACCAAATTGATACTGCTACATTACCAACACAGTTGGTTGGCAATCCTGCAAGAGTAATTGTTCCGGCTGAAAGTGAGTTAGTTGCCAATCCCATTTGGAAATTAAATATCACTCTATTACCAATTCTTGTATAAGCCCCTCCTTGGAAAGAGTAAGTTACCGAGCCACCGCCACTACTGACTATTGTGGGCGTAATAGAACCCTCTAAATAATTTGCTAATGATGTACCGCCAAAATTAATGCTAGTCGCTGATGCTGCCCCTAATGTGGGCGTTACAAAGGTTGGAGATGTAGTTAATGCCATCCCACCCGAGCCACTTACGTTCTGACCAAGGGCGGTTGCCACTCCTGTTCCAAAAGAACTTATTCCTGTTCCTCCTCGAGAGACAGCTAATTGGCCTGTCCATCCTAAAGTAAGTGAGGCTGCATTAACCAATGCGGTCGTAGGGCTTCCACCAAGTGTCAAGGTGACATTGGTATCATCAGTCTTAGTGAGTGCGGCACCAGTCGGTATTGAACTAGTGAGTGCAATTGTTCCAGAAGCCTCTGGGAAAGTAAAAAATTGATCGGAAACTGGGAAATTTAATATCGTAGAATTAGCATAAGCCGCACCTGATAAAACTAAAATTTGTCTTGTTGTGGCCGTTGTATAGAACTGATGAGATTCATTTCCCTTGCTCACATATGAAATCGCAATGTTAGTATCATTTCCTAAAGCTTGGAAAAATACAGGTGCAGCGGCGGCAGAGTTCCCAACGGCTAAATAGTTAACAGCAGAACTTGCTGCGTTAAATGCTAGTGATGGGTTACCATTTACATCATTAACCTGATTTATTTTTGGTGTAGTTAATGAAGGCGAATTATTTCCAGCAAAATTCCCTGTTCCACTAGCCCCTGAAAGGCCAACACCTACTGCATTAATTGTTGCCATTTTTCGTATCTCCTTTACGCTATAGTAAATCCAGTTGTAATTGCAGATTGAACTACCCAAGTGCTATTTGCCACAGAACAAACCACTTGTATCGAATCAAATTGGGCAGCACTGGTTAATGATCCACCTGAAGAAGTAGTTGAGCCAGCCATTTTTATAGTGCGGCCAAAATTAGCTGCCAATATCCATCCACCACCACCTTGTCCGGCTATAGCGACAACAGAACCTACAGGGCAAATAGAGGGAAGTGTTACGGTAGTTTGCGCTCCATTACCAATAACATAACCGCTATTAATAGCAGCAGCCTGTGTTGTTCCTGCTATTGTTGTCCAATTTATTCCTCCTGGTGGAACTCCTAATGAAGTCCATACAGCAGTTGATGAGGTTCCGGTAGTTGTGCAAATATAAAGTACAGAATTGGATGTGTCCCAACAAAACTGATAAGTTTGACCTGCTAATACTCCGTTTGGATTTCCAGCATTAAACAAAACTACATTCGACTGAATGAGGTCATAGACTTGTTGCAATGTCTCTTGGACTGATAAGCCTAAATTAGATGGGCTAACATATCCTTGAACCGCACAAATGATGTCGGTTAGTTGAGCATTTGACACCGTTGGTAACGATGTAAACATTTCCTCCACGGCCATGGTATCTCCTTATACGATAGTTAGTCCGGTAGACTGTTGAGCTACCACGACCCATATTGTGTTTGCTGTAATACAGCGAAGCCTAATGCAATCATATTGATTTACAGATGAAATAGAACCACCTGCGCCTGATGTAGTATTACTAGGTGCTATAAATATTTGTTGCCCTGCTGCTTGTGCGATGCTCCAAAGACCCGCTGCTTTGCCGTTAATCTCAACCCAGTCACCGATTGCTGAAGTCGTCGGAAGGGTGAAGGTTACAAGAGAGGCTCCGGCATCTGAGGTATAGCCTGTATTGGCGGCCATTGTCACGCTTGCTGTCGTTTGGTCGACCCAAGGCGATGCGCCAGTGGACGCGAGCGTGATACTGCCAGCACCATTCGTGACTGATATTCCCGTACCCGCTGTTAAAGTTGCTGGCGTTGGCGTAGCTCCTGTACTACCAATAATTACCTGGCCATTGGTCAGTGAGGCAGTCATTGCAGGAACACCAGTGGAGTTCGTCACAAGCATCGCACTGTTTGCAGTTGCTAATCCTTGTACAGTATTAGCGCCATTTGAATAGAGCAAAGAACTTGCGGTATAGGTATCAGCAAAAGTACTGGTTGATGCGACCCAGTTTGTACCATTTGAACGTAAAACCGTACCAGAGACTCCTGCCGTTGCTGGAAATGTTGCTGTTGACCAAGAAGGTGCTGCGTTCGCCCCTGAAACCAAGACCTGATTTGCAGTCGGGGTTCCTGGCAATATTGCCATCGCGGTCGCTGTGCTATAAACGATACCGCCGTTTGAAGCTGTTAAGCTTGCGTTTGAACCACCTCTTGTCAACGATAGCTGGCCTGTCCAAC